AAAAAAGAAATAGGCACAATGTCTGCGCTTGAGATTCATTACCTTGCTATGTCAGCAGAAATATTCCTAGATATTAGGGATAAGTATGGCAAAAAGTGAAGCCAGTAACTATGTACTACCCNTATATAAAACTAGAGCATTAAAGCATCTAATTAACCTAGCGGGTGGNAAAAAGAAACTAAAAGAGTTAGACAAAGATCAACTCAATGTAATGCGTATTGCAGCAGACAAAATTGCTGAAGATATGCAATACAACCAAATGAAATGGTTTAAGCCTTTTGGTTACCAAACTAAATTCTTTGATTTAGGTAGAACATTCAGTCGCAGGGGAATGATTGCTGCCAACAGAGCTGGTAAAACCATTGCTTCTACCTATGAGACTGCATTTCATTTAACTGGAAGATATCCCCCGCATTGGAAAGGAAAGATATATGAGTCCCCTATCATTGCTATGTGTGCAGGTGAATCCTGGGAACAAGTTGCAAAAACACTACAGAGTAAGCTATTGGGTTGCGATGACATTAAACAAAGTTATCGCTTGGGTTCTGGGTCTATACCTAGAGAATGTATTGACGTTAAATCTATCCGTTCAGATGGTCAAAACGTGCTTGCTATGGAAGTATGGCATTCTACGGGTGGTAAAAGCAAGTTATATTTCTCCAACTACACACAACAAGTACGTCATTTACAAGGATTTGAGCTTGATTTGGTGGTACTTGACGAACAACCGCCAGACGAAACCTTTTCTGAGCTTGTCGTTAGAACAGCTTCAAGAAATGGACAGGTTATTTGCTCGTTCACTCCGCTTAAAGGTATGTCAGGCTTGGTCAGAAAGTTCTGGGACGAAGTTGACGGATATGCTCATGTTCGAGTCACTTGGGATGATGTTCCCTTTGTCAACGAATGGGGAGAGCCGTTTTTTAGTTTGGAGGAGCGTGAACAACTAGCCAGAGACTTTATGCCTTGGGAAAGGGAATGTCGTATGAATGGCATTCCTTTAATGGGCAAAGGGGTTGTGTTTCCCTTACTTGAGTGGCCTATTTATAAAGCTACAGACCATGATTTGCGTAATAATGAGGTATTAGAAAGATTAATCAGTTTTGACTTGGGAATTAAGAATGACCCGACAGTTATCTCGTTCTTTTTTAGAGATCCTATCAACGAAATTATTTACCTACACAGGCAAATCAAAATCCCGTCTGGGGAAACTCCAGATGAATACGTTCACTACTTGCTTGATAGAGAATCCAAGGGAGTACCAATTGCTTTACCTCACGATGCAGCAACGGCAGGACGATATACTCTTACAGAGCAAAGCGTTAGGGAAGTATTTGAAGATTCATACGGGCTTAACTGCATTTCAGGCGCAATTTTAAACCCCGTTAATGATCAAGGTAAGGTAACTAACCACAAAGCCTACGGAATCAATATAATGAGGCTTATGATGGAGCGTAAAACACTTTTGGTAAACGAAAGTTGTAAAGAATTCCTTGATGAAGCTAGAAACTACGCTATTGACGAAATGGGAAGATTTAGTGATCCTGATGATCATATAGATTCAGCAAGAATAGGAATATTGGCATTAATTCAAGGACATGGAGAATCCGTAGTTAGCAGAGCGAATACGTTTGAGGCAAGAAGAATCCCTGTCGTTGAAGGCAAAATGCAAAGAATCTAAAGGTTAAATATGTTATTTAAACAAAATTTAGTAGTTGAAAACTTAGCCTCACCCTCTGGCAATCGTGGTATTGCTGAGAAAGTATGCCATGAAGCATATATGAAAATGGTTGACTACTTAAGGCTTACTCAAGCTAAAAATACTTACAACAGATTTACTGATTATCACTATTTAAACATTCCAGTATCTGAATCTACAGAGCCAATTAGGGGTTTAGATTACATCCATCCTATTGTTACCCCAGGAATTGACTATGCAACTGCGGTAATTACAAAATGTTTGATGCCAGATGGTAAAGTAAACTTTGAATTTGAAAGATTTGACGAATCTGACCAAGATGGTGCTGAACAAGCAACAGATATGGTTAAGTATTTCTTAAATAACAAAAATAATTCTTACATGACCATTCGTGATTGGGCACAAGATGCCTTATTGCACAAGAATGGTATTGTGATGGTTATGCCTGTTAGAGAAAACATCATTCAATACAAAGAAGTAACAGGCACTAGGGATCAACTCAAAGTATTTGAGATAGAAGCAGCTCAAAAAGGGTTAAAACCTCTTAGACAAGAGATGCGTAAGGTTGATGTAAATTTACAACAAGCCATGATGGAGGCTATGCAACCTGGAGATGAGCAAGAGGCAGAACAAGAGGTTGATCCAGGCGCAGAACTCAATGAAGCAATAAGGAATAATACTGTTTATCGTGCTAAATATAAATTGACAGGCACAAAGACAAATATTCGTATTAAACACGTTGCACAACACTATTTTGTTTGTAATCCAACAATCCCACAGATCATGTATCAAGATTTTGTGGGTTTTTATGAACCAATGACCATCCATGAAGCTAAGGTTCAGTATCCTTTTATTGACATGGAAGAGTTTGCTGATCACGCAGCATATGGTCCTGCGGGAGCTTACCAAGCAGGTGCATTAGAGAATGATTTAGCACTTCACGCTAGAGATTCAACCCCAGTTCCTGGTCAAGGTGTTATTGCCTCACAAGGTGCAGATAGATATGCAAGAGTAGTTATGTTAACTACTGCATGGTTAAGGAAAGATGTAGATGGTGATGGCGAAGAAGAGATTGTTGAGGTATGTTACTCAGGTTCATACATTTTGTATGTCAAGGAAGTGGATTTCATTCCTTTGGCTAATATGTGTCCAAAGCCCATTACTGGGAACTTCTTTGGTTACTCTTTGGGTGAACGTCTAGTACCCATCCAAGAGTATGCAACCTCTATTAAACGTGCTGAATTGTCTTTTGCAATGCAAGCCTCCACTCCTAAGATGGGAGTTAACCCAGAGTTTATAGATGCTGAAGAAATTCAAAGAGGTGTATCTGCATTGTTTATTTTGGATCGTAAGTTTGATCCTGCTAAACACGTTTATGAGTTTGCTCCTTTACAAGGTAATCTCGCTTATGTTGAGTCTGCTATGCAGTCGCTTAAAGAAGACAACATGGCTATGATTGGAATGACCAATCCTAATGATTCTCTAAATCCAGAGGTTATGAAGGATGGTAATTCAGGATTCAAGCTACAAACTGCTATGGGTCCAAACCAATTGATCCAAGATGAGTTAATTAAAAACTGTGCGATAGCCGTACAAGATTTGATTCATTTGGTCTGGCACACAATGATCCAATATGCTGATGATTATTCAATTCAGCAGTTGGCGCACATATGTTCTGAGAAAGGTGGACCATTCTTAGATGCTCAGAAAATGGCTAACTATGAGTTTATTGATCGTAAGATGATTAATATTGACTTAGGTTTAGGTTTTATGTCTGATGAGAATAGGTTAACTAGACAACAGTTAATTACTCAAGCACAACAACAATTTGCACAAGCAATGATGATGTTGACACCTGATATGCCTGAGATGTTTGAAAAAGCTAGAAGACCTTACGAAGATACATTAAGAGTATTGGGTGTAAGACACGTTGATGCTTATTTACCAACTTTAGAAGAGGCAATGAAGATACTTCAAGCTAAATCTAAAGCACCTCCTTCTGCTGAAGATCAATTACATCAATCTAAGGCACAACTTAACCAGGCAACTACTCAAGAAGTTCAGGCTAAGACTGGCAAAATTGTTAAAGAAACTCAGCAGATGGACGTAGACAATATGTTTGATGCTATGGCGGCTAAAAAAGGTAATCTTAAAGACGTAAGAATAGACTAGGAGATTTATGAAGACTTTGATTGGAAATATTACCGATTACTTTAATCGGAGAACTAGGGTAGAGGATACAGAAAGCCAAGCACCATCTCACAGACGGGTACTTGTTGCGGAAAACGCACAGTCTGCAAAAAGATTATTAGCCAACAACGATTTGGCATTGTTGTTCAACCTTTATCGGTTTTACATCATGGACAGAATTGAAGATTGCAAGACAGATAAAGAAAAGATTGAGTATTCTCATAATCTTATTGGAATTAGGGATTTCATTACTTTCATAGAAAAGACTGAATACATGGAAAGACTTTCTGATGTGAAGTTAGAGAGAGAGCTGGAAAAGGCTAAGTCAAAAGGCTTAAGTCTTAAAGAGGAATTGCAACAACTTAGGAAAATAGGATAAACTATGGAAAACGTAACCGAAGAGGCCGTTTCGCAACAAACTGGAAGCCCAGAAGCACAGATTGCTGAGATGATTGCCGTTAATAGACGGAACAGTCCTCAAGTGATTGGCAGTAAAGAGCCTCCAGGTGGACAAGAGGAAGCATTAGCTGAATCCCCACAGGCTACTCCCGAAGAGGAAGTTGAACCTGAAGAAAGTACAAGTGAGACTGAGGAAACTGTAGATCAAGAAGATGGGGAGTCCTCCGCAGGAGACAACGAACCAGTAAACTTTTTTGAATTTGCAGAGCAAAATCCTGACATGAAGTTAAGGATACCGAACAAAAACGCAGAAGGCGGGTTTGTTGAATTAACTGCAAAGAAGGCGGCTACTCTCCTTGGGCAAACAAGTGCTTTAGACGAAAACTCTAGAAAACTTAAAGCTGAAAAAGCTGATTTTGAAGAGTATGAGTCAAGAAGAAGGGCTGAACTAGACGGATTGCAAATTGGTATTGAGATGACATTGGTTCCTCAGTTGCAAGAAGCAGCAGATGAGTTAATTACACTTCAAGGCTATAACCAACAATGGAAGCAAATCCGTGAAAGGGCACAAACTGAATTAGAGAAATCAGAAGCGGATGCAGCTATCCGTCAAAATGATCAACTTATTCAGGATAAGTCTAAGTTCATCCAGACAAATCGTCCAAAGGTACAAGAGTTTCTTAATGCCAGAGCAGATTATGTTAAACAGAATCTGGATAAAGCTAGGCAAAGTTTCTCAGATAAAGAATTGGCAAACAGGGCTAATTTTGAGGAATTAAGAGATAAATTATCTAAGGATTGGAAAAGTGCGAATGCAACACTTGTTCCTGGGGTTCCAAATATTGATTTGATCTCTAGTGATGAGTTTTTATTGGGTTTGATACGGGATGGAATGAAGTTCCGTGAAAAGCCAGTAGTTCGCAATGTGGGTGGTTCGATAGCGGCTAGTATCAAATCTGGAGCTAAAGCGAAAACCTCACCTTCTTCAGAGACTGAGAGACTTCAACAGGCAGCTAATAAAGGCGATAAGAATGCAACTAGGCAACTTTTGGCAACAATGCTTGCGACTAACAAACAAAGACGTAAGTAACCTTTTAGGACTATAAAATCATGGCACAAATCACATCAGCAAATCTAGGTAATGGTAACGGACCATACCAAACAGATATCGTAGTTAAAGATATGGACTTAACAGTCTCTAACTATGTTAAAGATCGTACTCCAACAACTAACATGGCAATGTCCAAAAAGCGTAAGATTAACTCTACGCTACACATTTGGCCTAATGACTATTTCCGTCAGCCTACACTTAATGCAAACTTAGAAGGTGCAGCAGTCACTTCTTCTTTGGCAGCATCTAACACTCGTGCCAACATTGGTAACTACACACAGATTTTCACAACAGTTATCGGTGCAACTGGTACTGCTCGTGCAGTTGAGCAAGCAGGTGGAGATCCACAAGCATATCAAGAAGTTAAGCAATTAACTGAAATCATGTTTGACGTTGAACTCCAAATGGTTCGTGCAGATGGTGCTTCAATCAAGTACTCTGGACAGTCAGCAACTCAAGGCGCATCACCAAACAACGGACGTAGATTTGGTTCTTTGTTTGCTTTTGCAGGTACACGTTCAGGAAATGACACAGATGGTGTTTCAGTATTGAACTTGGCGGCTTCTGATGGTACAGACACAACAACTGTAACTAACACAAACGTACCATTTAATGGTTTGTTGTCAAACGCAGGTTTGGGTTATTTCAGTTTTGGTGCTAACGAAACTAACCAGGCTTTCTCTCCTGTTTTATACAAGCAATTAGTAACTGCTGCTGAACAACGCTTCAACGCTAAGATTACTAACATGGTTGTACCTACATCACTCAGAACTACAATTTCTGACAACATTCCACAGTCACGTTCTATCAACAGGTTCAATCCTGCTGACAAGGGCGACACAATTGGTACATACGAAGGTGACTTCAACTATACATACCAAATTGATGACAACTGGATCATGGATCAGACAGGTTCAAACAACAATGCGATTCTTTTCTTGAATCCTGATGTTGTTCAATGGGGTTCTTTGCGTGAACTTGGTCCAAACAATGAAGTATTCTCAAATGCAGATGCTTCTTTGGATCAGTACATCATGGAAGGTACATTGATTGTGCGTAACCCAGCAGGTGTTGCAGTTCTTGCTGCTATCACAACTGGCACACCAATCACAACACCAAGAGCATCTAGCCAAGTTCAGCGTTACCTCGCTTAATTTAGTTGAGAGATTGGAGGGAATCCCAAAAGGGTTCTCTCCCTTTTTTTTGGAGAAGATATGGAATTGAATTTAGACAACGAAGAAGCCAAGATTAACGAAGATTACTACATGAAGGGTAATCTAGAAGCAGGTATTGAGGGTGTTTTAGCTCGAAATAACCAAATGTTTAATGATGTTAAGTCTGGCACTTGGAGTCAAACATTCAAGACTGATCGTATCGACTACAAAATTGGTGCTGAAGATGGTCAACGATATGTCCAATATACGCAACATAACGTAGAAAATATTAGACAAAACTGTAAAGAAAGACGGGAGTTCTACAAGATTCACGGAACTGCCAATCCTTTTTTTGCGGGTACTTTCCATGCTATGGATTTACCTAAGTGTTTTGCTCATGAAATAAGCTCAAAGTGGTTTAGCAATCGTCCTTGGGAATTAATTAAGCAAGACAGAGATGACAAGATTCTTTTTTACGCAATAGTTAACGAATATTACTCAGATTTTGTTTGTCATCCAAGCGGAAAAATACCATTGCCTTACAATCCGATAATACCTACTCGATGAGGATGTTTTATGTCTCTTTTTATCCAATCTGCCAACAACCTCGTTACAAGAGTGGCTCAATGGGTAGGAGCTATTCCAACATCAATAAGCGTTAATGCAACTGCATACAATTCATTAACAGGAGTCATTACTACTGCTTCTGATTGCACATCATTGGTGTTAGTTGGGGATTTTATTTCTCCAACCCAAATGGGACCTTTTACCCTAGTTACAGCAGTCTCTACAAGCACAATTACTGTATCTGACCCTGACATAGTTTGGAGCTTCCCAACATATCCTACGGCTATTTTAAAACTCCCTACACAATCTTCAATGGATATTCAATTCTGTATTCAATTTGCAGAGTTATCTTTTAGAACAATTTATTTACCTGCGTTAAGGAGTAATCCTTACGATCCAGTTAATCCTTCTACAATTGTTACAAATTCAAATGGTTTAGCTCCTATCCCTGCGGATATGAACTGGCCTATTATTTTCTTTCAACAAACTCCTAGTTCTCAAGTTCCTCCAGGCACATTGAATGCAGGGTTTGGACCTTGGATTATTTACGACAGGGTTGGAGATAGGGAGATTATTCGTTTATCAATGATTGATCAGCTTTATGTAAAACCTTTTGGTGTTCCAAGGGTTATTAGAGCTAATTTTTCAGAAGTAGGACCTAACTATTTATTTACTCCTAATCCTGGTAACGGAACAACAATACTTGCATATTATGTAAAGGCTTTCCCATTCTTGTTTAGCCCAACAACAGATTCACTAAACCCTATTGTTCAAAGTAATGCAATTCTTTCTAACATTCCCTGAAGGGTATATGTATAAAGTATTGTGGGCTTATTACGACAAGAAAAAGAATGTTTCTGAAGCAGATAAGTGGAATGCAAGATTTGATGCTGCTTACGGATTAATTGAGGATCAAGCGATGAAAGATCTTTGGAGTGGAGGAGATAGACATTTATCTTCTGAATACCAACCCCGTAACTACAGATACTCGTTTCGATAATGGCAACACAAGGACTATACGGCTCAACTGCAACTGCACAAGTTGTTCAGCCTAATGAAAGTAATGGGTTGTACGGGAGTACAGATAATTACTATGGTGGCACGTTCTTTGAATGGTTTATCTTTTATCAAGGATCTACTGCTCCTGCTACACCTACTGGTGGATCATGGAGTTACTCTACAAATACAGGAACACCTCCTACAGGGTGGTTAAATGCACCTCCTAGTTCACCAACTACAACTATTTGGTGGTCTATTGCATTTGTAAACTCTAAAACACCAACAACTATTGTTTGGTCAACACCTTCACCTATTACCCAACAAGGTCCAACAGGAAGTACAGGTCCGACAGGTCCACAAGGTATTCAGGGTATTCAAGGTATACAAGGGGTTACTGGTCCGACAGGAGCAACTGGTCCTACGGGCGCAACGGGACCTACAGGGTCAACAGGACCTACAGGTGCACCTTCTACTATCATTGGTCCAACTGGTCCACAAGGGGCACAAGGACCACAAGGTATACAAGGTGTGCAAGGTCCACAAGGACCAACAGGTAATATTGGTTATACAGGACCCACAGGTCCAACTGGACAATTAGGTAATGTAGGTCCAACTGGTCCAACAGGAGTTACTGGCGCAACAGGTCCTACTGGTCCAACTGGAATACAAGGTATTACAGGTCCAACAGGTCCGACAGGTCCAACAGGTACTGGTGGTCCTACAGGTCCTCAAGGAACATCAATAAATATCAAAGGTACTGTAGCAACACCTGCTGATTTACCTCCGACAGGAAATAACGTAGATGATGCATATATTGTTGCATCTAATGGTGATTTGTATATTTGGAATGGAACTGCCTGGTATAACGTAGGTCAAATAGTTGGACCCACAGGTGCTACTGGTCCTACGGGAGCTAATTCCACAGTTGCAGGTCCTACAGGTCCTACTGGCTCGACTGGAGCAATTGGTCCAACTGGTCCTACGGGTTCTCAAGGTATTGTGGGTCCGACTGGTCCTACTGGATCTCAGGGTAATGTTGGACCTACTGGACCTACTGGAGCACAAGGAAACATTGGTCCTACTGGATCACAAGGTGTACAGGGTGTTCAGGGTATTCAAGGAAATACTGGACCTACAGGACCTACTGGATCTCAAGGACCTACTGTATATCCTAGCGCAGGTATAGCAAACTCTACTGGTAGTGCTTGGGGTACAAGTTATGCAACCAATGTAGCAAATGGTGTTGCGGTTTATGATGCCAATTTTAATTTATCAACTAATTGTTTATTTGAAGGTTTTAATGGATTAACTGCAAGTGGAACAACTCAAGTTTTAACTGCGGCATCTGTACAAAATTGGTATGTAACTGGAACTGGTGGACAAACATTCCAACTACCAAACGCAACTACATTGCCAAATGGCGCAACATTTACATTTAATAATAATCAAAGTAGTGGTGCAATTACTTTAAATAACAACTCTGGTACATCAATAATATCTGGTGGAATTCCATCAGGCGGTTTTGTAACTTTAGTATTGTTATCAAATAGTAGTGCCGCAGGATCTTGGGATTATCATTTTACCGCACCATCAAATGTATCTTGGTCAACCAATACATTAAGTTATGCGGGTTCTATAACCAATGCAACGTGGAACGGAAACAACATAGCGTTAAACAAGGGCGGTACTAATGCCAGTTTAACGGCTAGTGCGGGTGCGGTTACATATTCTGGAGCAAGTGCTTTAGCTTTAAATACACCTGGTACTAGCGGACAACCTTTAGTGTCTGGCGGTACAGGTTCACCTACATTTACATCTGCACTAACTGGTCTAACTATAGACAATTCAACTATTGGAGCTACAACTGCTTCAACAGGTAAATTCACAACCTTAGAAGTTACAGGAACATCAACCCTTGGAGATGCTTCTACTACTTATATTCAGGTGGTAGGGGATGCTTCTTATCCTGCAATTAAAGCGGCAGGAGGAACAAATACACCTCTTGTTTTACAACCATTGGGTACAGGCGCACTTCAGGCACAACAAACAACTTCATCTGCTACAGGTGGTAATGCTAGGGGTGCTAATGCGGTTGATTGGCAGACAAGTAGAAATAGTGTAGGGCAAGTTGCTAGTGGATCAAATAGTGTAATTTCTGGTGGAGCAAATAATACTTCAGCTTCTCCATATAGTTTTGTTGGAAGTGGTAATTCTAATCTTGCTAACAGTCAATATGCTATATCTGTCGGTGGAAATTCAAATAATGCTTCAGGATACCACAGCAATATATTAGGTGGAACAACCAATACTGCGAATTCATTTTTCAATATTATTGTTGGAGGCGCTACTAATACTGTGCAATCAAGCACATCTGCTGTAACTACACAAGCAACCACAACAGTAACATCTGGTTCTACTGCGGTTACATTGTCAAGCAGTAATGCAAGTATTAAAGTAGGTCAAATTATTCGTGGAACTGGTTTAGTTGATTTTACTTATGTCTCAGCCATTTCAGGAACATCACTAACATTATCTCAAAACGCTAACGCATCTGGCTCACCAACACTATCTTTCTATACACCTCATGGAGTAGTAGTAGGAGGAGGAAATAACCAAGCAACAGGCTCATATAGCTTTATTGGTGGTGGTGGTGATGCGGGTACTACTACAAACAGAAATACTGCTTCAGGCGATTGGTCATCAATTTTAGGTGGTAAATCAGCAATTACTAGAGGTGTAATAGGCGCACAAGCCTATGCTTCTGGTGAATTTTCTGCTCAAGGAGATGCTCAAACAGGTATTTATACTTTAAGGAATACAAGTACATCTGCCACTTTAGTTGTATTAACTGCTGATTCTGGAACTGCTGGAACATTAAATCAAGCAGTAATTCCATCAAATTATGCTTACACATTTAGGGCATTAATTACTGGCAGAAACACATCAACAAACGATACTGCTTCATATCAGATACTTGGTTCAATACAAAATACAAGCGGAACTGTAGCTCTTGTTGGAACTCCAAGTGTAACTACAATAGGATACACAGCAAGTGCATCAACATGGGTTGTTTCTGCAACAGCAGATAATACAAATAAAGCAATAAGTATTAATGCAACTGGTGCGGCAAGTACCACTATACATTGGGTTTGTAAACTTGAAACAATAGAGGTCGGATAATGGCATTAAAAATTAACATAGAACAAACTCAATTTGGCGCACCAGCACCAGAGGCTTACGCTCGTGTAACCAACTTTTTTGGAAACAAAGACAACATCCAAGTACAAGTTAGCGTACATTACAACGCAGATGCAAGACATGGAAATATGTCTCCTGTGATGGAGCACGCACACTACATTGGATTAGCAGACCTAGCGGGTAAGGGTGAGTTGATGACTGCAATATACACAGTTCTTAAAACAATGTCTCAATATCAAGGCGCAACGGACGTTTAAAAATGGCTATTAACCAAGACAACGTAGCAGACAAACTTATCCCCACAACTGGGGCATTAAGTGTACAGGGGTTAGTTCTTAACTCTATGACTCTTACTACGTCTGTGGTTATTCCAACTGGTTATTCTGCAAGTAGTGTGGGTCCGATAACTTTGAGTAATGGTGTTTCAGTAACAGTACCGAATGGATCTAGATTTTTGATTTTATAGGGATTAGATTATGAAAATAGCGGTTTGTGCAATTAGTAAAAATGAAGAAAAATTTGTAAAAAGATTTTGTGATTCTGCCAAAGGCGCAGACTTAATACTTATTGCAGATACTGGTTCAACTGACAATACTGTAGATTTGGCAATAGAAAATGGAGCAATAGT